TCTGATTTTACTGCAACTGTGACTGATATTGTAAAACTATTTACGAAAGTAGCTTCTTCTGATTTAACTACTCCAACTTCTGGTATAAGTTCATTAGAAGTAATTCTAGGAAAATCTAGTAGTGTTACACATACATCTGCAATAAGTTCAATAATTGCAATTCTAGCAAAAGAAAGTAGTTTAACTACTCCAACTTCTGCTATAAGTTCACTAGAAGCTATTTTAGGAAAATCTAGTAGTGTTACACATACATCTGCAATAAGTTCAATAATTGCAATTCTAGCAAAAGAAAGTAGTTTAACTACTCCTACATCTAGTATTGAATCTTTATTTTCTAAAAATGTTTCTGATGCTTCTGATAGTATATCGCTTTCAGATGCAATCTCAATGATTCTTCCCGTATTACGTTTTGGGCCACATGACTTTACCGCAACTGATAGTTCATTTATTGTTCCAGGTAAAAAAATAGATGATAGCATATCAGCAACTCTAAATGATTTGATAAAGCAATCTATAATTGATGTTTTAGAAACAGTTCTTTTCTCTGATACTGATTTTGTGAAAGCTCTTACTAAAGATGTAACAGATAGTTTCACTAACTTAGAAAATATTGATAAATCATTTACACTTGGCACAATAGCAGATAGTATAACATTGAGCGATATTATATTATTACTCAGAAGTCTTGATTTAGCAAGTTCTCTCAATACGCCAGGTGATAGTAACACTCTAGAATCAAGTAAGAATGTAGATGAATCTCAAGCATTAGATGATTCCTCATATAAAGATATTTCACAAAACCCTAGTGATATAACATACGCTCAAGGTAGTAACATTTATGATGTGAATGGCAATGCTATTATCTTATCAATGTTAAAAAGCTATAATAAAGAAAATAGTGAAGCAGTCGCTCCAGCAGATGTATATACGAATACTGTTTCCAAGCCGTTTTCATCAGACGCTTCTTCTGCAGATAGTAGCACTCTAACATATCGCAATACTAATAGTGAAACTATTACTTCATCAGACTCAAATATTTTAACATCGATTAAAGGTCTTACAGAAACAATAAATATAACTATGGCAGGTGCGATACTAGCAAATCCATTCTCATCAGAGGAATACTCTGTTGTCTTGGAATTGTATGGTGGACCTGGATCTTTACTAGACTAGACTAATGTCTAACAATTTTAATTCCTAATAGGAGAAACACAAATGATTTTAATCCCAAAATATAAAGACTCACTACAGCTTGAAGGCACAGTTGGTATTGTTGTAGTAGATGCTACTGGTAGAATTAAAGAAGAGAAATACTTTTCTAATACCATTGTAGATAATGGAAAAGCTTGGATTGCAACTCGATTTGCAGCAAGTCCAAGTGGTTCTATGACTCATATGGGTGTTGGTACTGGTGCTATAGCTGTAAACGCAGCAACTGACACTGCTCTTGGCGCAGAGGTATCTGGTAACAGTTATGCTCGCCAAAGTGCTACTACTGACGTTGCCACAAGTAAGACTGTTAAGTATTCTGCTACATTTGCAGCAAATATTCCTACAGTTTCAGTTGCTATTACAGAAGCTGGTATCTTTACTGCTGTTACTGCTGGCATAATGCTTTGCCGTACTGTATTTGCTGTAGTTAATAAGGCAGCTGCTGACTCATTGACGATCAATTGGACTATCACAATTAGCTAAAAATATAAATTAAATGGCAACGAATTTATTAAAGTTTGCATTAAAAACTAATATTGTTAAATCAATTTTTCTCGAGGTGATTTCTCGAGTGGCTAGATTTTACTATGTTTTTGGAAGACCTCAACCTTGGCCAACTATAACTGCTGTTGATATTAACAATCAGTCTTATGTTGTTTCAAGTGAGGATGATCCACCAGCGCCTTCCGATTCATATCCATATGAATTAGAGACGCGTAAGAATATGACATATGCTAAATTAATTGATTCTAATGACGTTGCCATTGTAGTGAAACGTATTAATTGGTCAATAGGCTATGTGTACGATATGTATGACGATTATTCATCTGATAACATATCGTACAATGGCGCTATATCTCTCGATCAAGCATTATTTTATGTATTAACTACTGAATTTAATGTATATAAATGTTTGTATAATAACAATAACGGTAGTTCTGTTGTTATGCCATCTGGTACATTTGTTGAACCTATAGAATTGAGTGATGGATACATATGGCAATTTATGTATACTATTCCCCTTTCACTAAGAAATAAGTTTTTAACTAAAACATACATGCCAGTAACTACGGCATTAACGAATCAGTTTTATTCACGCGGAGCAATTAAAACAGTATCTATTGCAAATAAAGGAAAAGGATATATTGCCAACACATGGAGTGTTAAGAAGATTACGATAAAAACTCCAGGTGTTGGATTTGCTGATAGTATTCTTACAAATGTAGCAGTAGCTGGAACATCAGGTCAATTCACTTGTAATGCTACTACACTTATAGTAGGTCAAAGTATAATAATAAGCGGTGCTCCTACAGGTGTTCCTATTGTTGGATATACAAGTGGTACTACATATAAGATTAGTGCTACAAATGGATCTACTACATTTACACTGACAACAGTTGCAAACGCTGCCATAACTACTAGCTCATCTGGTACATCAGTAAGTAGTCTTAAGTTTTATATTCCTCGCGTAACACTAACATTTCCAGTTCCACCTACAGGAGGAACGAGAGCAATAGCAGAAGTGTATACTGCTAATGGCATAGTTTCTCAGATTATAGTTACAAATCAAGGAGCTGGTTATACGTCTCAACCAGCTGCTACTGTAGCGTATATTAGTGGTAGTGTAGTCTCTGGATTTGATTATTTTATAGAATATGATAATACTACATATAGTACTGCATATACACAACTAAAAGTTACAGGTGATGGTTATAATGAGGAAAACCCCTATTCAGTAAAGACCATAACTGTGATAAACAAAGGTAGCTTTACTAGCAGACCTTCTGGTGATTTATTCACTTGGCCTTCTCCCGATCTTCCTTATGGGTACTTCCCAAGTGTAATAATTAATTGGGCAACAAAAACTACTGCTCAAATCTTAAACGTTAAGATTGCTGGAACATTAGGAACTGGACAATTCTCTTGTACTTCTACATCTCTTGCAGTAGGACAAGAAGTTGTAGTAAGTGGTACTAACACTGGAACTGGAAGTATAACTGATTACAGTAATCCAACTACATATAAAATAAGTGTAACTACTGGATCTACATTCACTTTAACAAATATAGATGGAAGTGCGATCGCTACTACTATTGTGAATAATGGAACACTTGACGGCTTAACATTTAGTAAAATTACTGCATATGAAGTTAGTAGTATAACCGTAAATAATGGAGGTTATGGTTATTCAAATCCATTTATATTTGGAACAACTCTTGGTGTTGCTGATACTAATGTGATCGCTGGTCCATTGATGGACAATGGTTCTGGTGCATCTAGTGGATTTAGTTGTGATTTAAATCTTTCTACACAGAAGAACGAAGCAGAAATAATTCCTCTTCTTACTTCTGTAGGAGAAATAGGTGCGTATGTAGTAACAAAGCCAGGAATAGGCTATACTTATGCGCAAGTAGAAGTCATAGGAAAGAAAAGAGTAGAAAATAATATAAATCTTCCTTATGTTGATTTAGTTGGAAGTCCTACTGATAATCCTGGATATGTTTCAGGATTTAGTAAAGCATCTATTCTCCTTGGTTTTGGTGTTGGTGATTTAGATACTAAGCAATCTAACGTAGAATTATTAGCAATTGATGGTGCTATATTTGTAATTAAAGTAGAAAATGGAGGAAACGGATACGATTCTAATACAACTTTGACTATTAATGGAAATGGAACTGGATGCACCGCTGTTCCAGTTATAGCCAATGGTAAAATTGTTTCTGTGAATGTAACTAATCCTGGATATGGTTATACTATAGCATCAATAACGATTGGTGGTGGTGGTGGATCTAATGCTGTATTAAGACCTATTGTATCTCCTCCAGGTGGTCATGGTAAAGATGCTGTATCAGAATTATATGCTAGTAATATCATGTTCGTAACAAAGATTGCGAAAGAAACGAATAAAGGTTTAGATATAACAAATGATTACCGTCAGATAAGTATATTGAAGGATCCTAAAATCTATGGCGAAAATTCTACATATAGAAATGCTGTAGGATCAACTTGTGCTTTACTTGGGTGCGATGTCAATTCGGCTAATGCTTCTACATATGCTCAATTAAATTTAGATGATACTTTATATTACTATGTTTCAAATTCTGTAAAAGAATACACACTATTAGAGAAGTCTTTAATCAATAATAAATATTATTTGTTAGTAATGTTAAATGATGCATATCTACCTTCTGCGGGAGAATCTATATATAAAGTATCTGGAAGTAGCACGTATAACATTTCTATATCTTCTGTAGAAAAACCAGACTTTAACAAATATTCTGGAGAATTAGTATATATTGATAATAGATCAAAGTTTACTTCCTCTGCAGAACAATCACTTGTAGCATCAACGCTAATTAGCTTTTAAGAGAAAAAATATATGGCACTAGACTTTTCTATTGAACCATTCTTCGACGATTATTCCGAAGATAGTAAATATTATAAAATTCTCTTTAGGCCTGGATATGCAGTTCAAGCTAGAGAGTTGACTCAGCTTCAAACAATCCTTCAAGAGCAAATTCGTAGACATGGTGATCATATCTTCAAAGAAGGTGCAATGGTTATTCCTGGACAAATTGCTTATGATCTAAATTATAATTATTTACAATTGACATTTTCTGCTGGTGCTAACGTAGAATATATTTTAAGTAAGCTAAAGGGATTAGAAATAAAAAATTCTTTAGGTCTTAGATCTATAGTAGTAAATTATACTCTAGCTGAAGGAAATGATCCTCCAACTATCTTTGTTAAGTATCTAAATTCTATACAAGATCCTAATACTGGTAACAATATAAGTCAGTATCTTCCAAATGAATCACTTGCTCCTACTGGATACCCAGAACTTACAGTAGTGGTAGCAGGTGCGGCAATTGGTTCTGCTACACCACCTTTTGGAAAAGGATGTTCAGCTACAATTCAGCGTGGAATCTATTATATTAAGAAGAAATTCGTTTTAGTAACAGATCAAACTATAATACTCGACAAGTATACAAATACTCCATCATATAGAGTTGGCTTACAATTTGACGAGAACGTTATTTATCCAGAAGATGAAGAATTGTTGTTGGATAATGCGCTTGGTTCTCCAAATTATGCAGCACCTGGCGCAGCACGCCATTATGTAGATTTAGTTTTAACTAAACTTTCTCTTACTAGTGAAACTTCAGGAGATTTTATTGATCTATTAAGATTACAAGATGGTAACGTAATTTTTAAGATTGATAGAACACAATATGCAGAGATAGAGAAAACATTAGCTCGTAGAACATATGACGAATCTGGTGATTATGCCTTATCACCATTTAATATACAAGCCAAAGAATATAGAAATAACCTTAGAGGATCTTGGGCAGCTAGTGAAAAATACATACAAGGAGACTTAATTAAAGTTTCAGATGGTGCTTTAGGGTTTTTTTATTTTGTAGCAACTAAATCTGGAATAAGTGGAACCACAATTCCTTCAACATTTCTAGCCACAGTTAATGGTTCTTCTGATTACATAGATGATAATGGTGTAAGATGGGAGTTTACACTATACCCTAATTTCAATCAGGGATTAAACACATTTAACTCTGGAGATACTAAATATTCATCATTCACAATAAATGATCATACTTATTTAGATGGTATGGTATCACATGCAGTAGAAGCAGGAAAGGCGTATGTAAGAGGCTATGAAATTGAAAAGCTTGCAACACAATATGTAAATGCATATAAGTCTAGAAATCTTCCTGCTGGATCGAATGCACTTGCCAAGTATCTTGGATTAGCATCTAGCACTGATACTATAACAACAGTTCCTGCTGTTACTGATTCTATTTCTGCTGATAAGACAACAACATTTGATATGTCGATGGGGTCTTATGTTATAGTTAATAATACTGCATTTTTTCCAGATGTTTCCACATTTACAAAAACTAACTTGCACGCTGCAAGTAAAGCTGCAGCACACTATGGTGGTGCTCTAACAAGTGTTGTAATTAGTGGTACTACTGGCGCTGGACAGTTCTCGTGTACTTCTGGATTAGCACTATATGTAGGTCAAATAGTCACTATCACTGGTACTAATACTGGAACTGGAAGTATAACAGGTTATGCAACTGGTACAAAATACACAATTATAGAAACTAATGGAACTACTACATTCAAACTAGCATCTCTAGCTGGAACTGCAATTACAACTAGTTTAGTAAATAATGCAACTCTTACGGGGTTAACATTCACAGTAACTAGCACCATTATTGGTACTACTCGTATTAGAGCATTTGAGAAACATGTTTCAAGTAATACTACATTTAAAGCATTCTTATTTGACGTTGTAATGAATGTTGGATTTGCCTTTTCTCAGGTTAAATCTATAGCAACAAACGTAGTTACAGATTTTAAAGCAGACATCGTATTAGATAGTGGAATTGCTACACTAAATAATCCATCTCAGTCATCTTTAATATATGAATTGCCAGATTATGGAATTTCAGAAGTATCTTCTGCCGAATATATTGTAGTTGTTAAGCTTCCAAGTCAATCATCTACTTCAACTGGTACTGCAACTCTTTCATATAATAATGCTGCATATAATGGTATGACATTTGAAAGTGGTTTAGATAATGATAATTATATTGTTATCAATAGTAGTACTGGTGCTATAGTTACACCAACTTCTATCACTAGTACTGGTAGCAATTTAACTATATCAGGTGGATTAGCTAATAATACACAATATACTGTTCTAGCTTCAATGAAGAAAGTAGGTTCTTCTAATATACAACATATTAGATCAATAACAGATGCTAATGAAGTATTTAAAACTCAAGCGGAAGCTCAAGCAAAGACTATAATTCTATCACAATCATATGTTACTAGAATTGTTTCTATTAGAATGTCTTCTCAAGCTTGGGGTACAGCAAGTCCTACATATAGCACAGATATTACAAATCGATATAGATTTGATGCTGCACAATATGACACTTACATGGGATCTTCTACACTTACACTAGATCCTTCTGCAATTGCTCCTATTGGTCCTATTCAAATAAAGTATGAATATTTGAATAAAACATCAAGTATTAAATCTTCTTTTAATGCTGTTGGTACTTATACACATTCAGCATCTAATATGAGATATGATCAGATATTATCAGTATCTGGAATTGCGCTTAGAGATTCTATAGATTTTAGACCATATCAATCAGGAAGTACTTCTACATTCACAGAGCAGTATATGCCAAAATATGGCACTACTGGTACATTTACTTATAAAAATTACCTGTCTAGAATAGATAATATTGCATTAAGTAACACTGGTAATTATATTATATCTAGAGGAATTCCAGGTACGTCTACAGAACCTAGAACTCCTAACAATTCAATGAAATTGGCTCAGATAAGTTATGAACCTTATACTTTTACGATAGATGCTAGACCAAGAGTATCTATTAACAGAACTGAAAACAAGCGCTATACTATGCGCGATATTGGTAAATTAGAACGTAGAATACAAGATTTAGAATATTATACTGCATTAAGTTTAAGTGAATTAGAAACAAAGAATATGCGAATCGTAGATTCAACTGGATTGGATCGTTATCAGAATGGTTTCTTAGTAGATTCATTTGATGGACAAGGTGTTGGTAATGCATCTTCTGATGATTGGAATGCATCTATAGATTCTAAAAATAAAGAATTGAGGCCATTCTTTTCTCAGAAACAAGTTTCTTTACTTGAGAATGTATCTTATTCCGATAGAACTTATAAAGTTTCTGGAGATTTAGTAACTCTTCCATATGTTGAACAAGATCTTATAGTTCAAAGCGCAGCATCTACTACAGAATTCTTAAACCCTTATAACTTACATTCTTATAAAGGTATATTGACAATAAATCCATGGTCTGATACTTGGTTCTCTACACATCATCGCCCAGACATTATCCTTAATGATGAAGGACAATATAACGCTATAGTAGCCAAAGCTAATGCTGATGGTATATTAGGAACCGTGTGGAATAATTGGCAAGTTAATTTCTCTTCATCTAAAGTCATTGACAAAAAGTTAGAGAATATAGGTACATGGTCTAAAGCAAATACTTCTATCTTAAGTAGTGATAATAATGGTGGATCTTTCTGGCGAGCTCGTGATACATTTACTACAGAAGAACTAGACTTCATTGGTAACACTGATCATGATCTTTGGGGAGCGCAAGCCTGGTCAGTTGCTGGTTCTCGTGTAATAACAATTGAAACTTCAGCAGTAGAAACTAAGAGTACACGCACTGGAACTAGATCATTTATTGTAGATAAAGTTGATTCTAGAGTTGCTGAAGATCGCGTAGTTGATACGCAAGTTGTTCCATATATTCGCCCTAGATCAGTATTATTTACCGGATTTGGATTTAAACCAAATACCACAATGTATGCATTTTTTGATAATATCTTAGTAAATGACTATATCGAATCATGTACAAAAATTCAAGTTTCACCTATAGTCAAAACTGGAACTACATATTATCCATATAAATTTGATACAGAAAGAAATGCAGGTTCTGCTGTGTCAAATGCAGAGCGCACTGTGTATTATTCTGATGGCATTCCAATGGCCGGACTGCTTACTCTTACAAATGGTTCTACTACAGTAAGTGGTACTTCTACTTCATTTAGTACTGAAGTAGTAGTAGGAGATACATTAGTAATAGATCGTGAACATCGCTATGTAGTTTCTGCCGTAAATAGTAATGTTTCACTTACACTAGCTTCTTCTTATACTGGAGTTACTGCTAACTCAATTGATATATCAGGTAAGATTCTTAAGCCTAATTATGTATCTCAAGAAGTTGAAGTTGCGTTTAACCACGGTGAAGTTATTAAAGAATATATCAATAATAATCCTACAGGTAGAAGCGCAATTGTAGTTGGACAAGAAGTAAATGAAGGACTTTATTACATATATGTTCTAAACATTAAAGGTCCCGATAATCAGTTTGTTGCAAATTCTGAATTAAGAGGAGAATATACAGGTGCTGGAGAAATTCCTCGTGTAAAATTCATACAGAAATATGCTCCTCCTACAGGAGTTGTAACAACTTATACTGGTCAACTACTTGGTATATTTAAGATTCCAAGTAATCCTATTCTTAAATTTAGAACAGGTACTAGAGAATTAAGATTCTCAGATAGTATATCTACAGATGCGGCTGGTAGAGCAGCAACGGAATCAACTAGTGGAGCTACTATATATGAAGCCAATGGCCTCATATCAATTATGCAAAGAACTATCATATCTACTAGAACAGCAGATATTGTTTCTCAGCAAGTTTCTGATAATCAAACAGTTGTTACATTAAACGACAGACTAACTCGAGATACTGGATGGTTTGATCCTCTTGCGCAAACGTTCTTAGTGCAGCAAGAAGGTGGAGCGTTTTTAACTTCTGTTGATGTATTCTTTTCAGAAAGAGATCCTAATCTTAAAATTCCATGCCGTATAGAAATACGAGAAGTTGTTAATGGATATCCGGGAGCAAAAATACTACCATTTTCTCGTGTAGAAAAAAAGGCGGTTGATGTCAATTTGAGTACAACAAGTGCTGCTGGAGAAACGGTTCTTAATGCAACAACATTTACCTTTCCATCGCCAGTATTTGTGCAGAATGGTACGGAATATGCTTTAGTTGTCCTTTCAGATTCTGATAATTATAAAATTTGGATTTCTCAAACTGATCAAACTGACGTTGTAAGTAAGAGAAAGATTCTTTCACAACCATATAACGGTGTTTTGTTTAAGTCTCAGAATGCATCTACATGGACTGCTGATCAAACACAAGATATGAAGTTTGTTATTAGAAGAGCCAAATTTACACAATCATCAAAGACAGTTGAACTTATTCCTCCAAAACTTGGATATACTAACTTAGAATTTAACCCCTTCAATTTTATAACTGGATCAGGAAGATGCAGAGTTGTTCATAGAAATCATGGCATGGTTGTGGGAAATAGAGTAGTGTTTATGACCCGACAAATAATTAATAGTATTAATGGTATATCAGCTGATATAATTTTCAGATCAGCGGGGTGGGATATTATTTCAGCAGAACTTGATTCATATGTAGTTGATTTTGGAGTTAATTCTACGGCAACTGGTAGAGTTGGCGGTGGTTTTATTGCAGCAAGTGAGAATTATGAATTTCAGACTGCTATGCTAGAAGTTGCAGAAGTTGTACCACCTACTACTTCTATTTCATATTCAATGAAGACTATAGAACACTCAAGTAGTTATTCAACTTCTGCTACTCCAATATTATATCCAATCACTCCAAAAGAAAATACTATACTTGATCAAACAAAGGTATATCCAGCTGAGATAAACTATCCAAGTGTTACTTTCCCAAGTAGATTAAGTGTTTTAGCTACATTAAATCCTGGTGCTACAGATTCAGTATCACCTGTATTAGATTTAAGTAGAATTGCTTTAACTATGGTTAGTAATAAGATAGATGAGCCTGGTATAGAAGTAAATGATTCTGTATTAGATGTGTTTCCTATTTCTGGTGGAAACACAACCATACAGGATGGTGCACCAATAGAATTACCTACAATAGATGGACGTGCTACAATTCTAGTAAATTCACTAGATCAACCTACATTATACACTAATATGAATAATAATCTCAATGCTGGTGATACATTAAGATTCATATATACTGGAATTACTAATGCAACACGTGATGCATATATTGTAGATAAGAGTAAAGATACAAGTGGTAATTTATATCTTGCACTAGAGCCAGTAGATTCTTCTCTTCCTATCATACAAACATCTAGTGGTGGACAAGTTAATATTGCATGGTTAAGTCACTTTAAGTCAGAGTATGCGCCTATTGGTGGATCTACACATAGTAAATATGTAACTAAGAAGATCAACTTTGCTCGCCCATCTGATATGCTTCGTATAATGTTTGCAGCAATGATACCAACTGAAGCAGATGTAGAAATTTATTATAAGACTGGTGCTAACGTTGAAGGAGACTTTATTGCATCACGTTATTATAAAATTGATCCATCGAGTTACACGAAATCATCTACTGAATTTACAGAAGTTACTGCAAGCGTTGAAGGACTAGGTTTATTTGACAGTGTTATGATTAAACTAGTAATGAAGTCTACAAATAAAGCTAAGATTCCTCGTATAAAAGACTTCAGAGTTATTGCGTGTGCGGCATAATGAGTACATTTAGAAAAGTTGAAGGACATCAATCTCTAGTAAGAGATATGTCCTCTCATGCAATTATTGCCACTAGTGATAATGAGTATAATGAATATAGAAAAAGAAGAGATGCTCAAAAAAGACAACTTGAGATGGTTAATAAACAAGCTGAAGAGATACAATCTCTTAAAAACGATATGCAAGAAATAAAGCAATTACTTAAACAATTAGTAAAAGGCGAGTAAATGGCACAGATTCTTACACAAGCTAGACTAGCTACTACGGTAAATATACCTCTTACTACTAATTTAGATATATCTCCAGATGATCGTGTCGATGGAGTACCTGTAGTTATCGGTGATAGAATTCTAGTTAAAGCTCAGTCTAATAAATTAGAAAATGGTGTATATGTTATAACTGTTGTTTCAAATCACTATCGATTAGTTCGTGCAAGTGATTTTGCTGCTGCATCTTCTCAGACACCTGGTACTATTATATTCGTTGCAGAAGGTAATACGTTTGCTGATACTGGCTGGATTCTTAGTACTAATGGAACTATTACAGTTGGTTCAACACCAATTGAATTTGCTAAGTTCTCTGTTAATTTAACCCCTGCTGGTTCTAGCATAGGTTCTTCTATTACATATCGCGGTGAAAAAGGTTACCCTCTCACTATCACCGAATTAGATAATAACTTTAGGTATATCACTGATAATCTAGTCACTAAACTTAATATAGTTGATTTCAATTCTATATCAGTGCGTGATAAGATAAATGCACTAACAGCTGAAGAAGCTAACTTAAACTCGTGGAAATTAAGAGGGTATTCTCCTTCATTTTCTGCCGACGTTAGCAGCGTAGCTCTTAGAGATACTAATTCTGATATATATGCAAATGATTTTCATGGAGATCTTATAGGTAAAGCTGATTTTGCGGGAATTGCAGATTCAGCACAACTAGCTCATACATTTGATGGCATAATTGAAGTTCAGCATGGTGGTACAAATGCTACAACAGCTGCTGGCGCAAGAACAAATCTAGCAGTTGTACACATAGGTGGTGATACTCCTATGTCGGGTAAGTTAACACTAGTGCAATCAGGGGCTCTTGGTGCTTCATTAAACATGCCACCAAAATCTAGTGCATCAACTGTTGTCAATATCTCTAATGGAGATATTTGGACTAATTCTACTAACATACTTTATAGATTAAATAACTTAACACAAACTGTTGCTCCATTAAATGCTCCAGTGTTTACTGGTGGTGCTCAATTTGATAGTGATATTTCAATTGATAGTAATAGTATTTCTTTAGCAAATACGGCATATGTTTGGAAACATAGAACAGAAATCAATGCTGCACTTGCTTTAAAAGCTCCTATAGCTTCTCCAACATTTACTGGAACTCCATCTGCTCCAACAGTTGATGTAACTGATGGTGCAAATGAAGCTGGAACAACAAAAATTGCAACTAGTCAATATGTAGTTAATAGAATTAATAGAACTCTTCAGAATTACTATACTGCTACAGTTACTGATACTCAGATTAATAATGCAGTTAGTCCTCTTGCACCGAAAGCTAGTCCAGCATTTACTGGAACTCCTACGGCTCCTACCGCTGCAACTACAACTAATAATACACAAATTGCAACAACATCATATACTGTATCAAGAATAGCAAGTGATTTATCACCATATTCTACTACTACTCAGATGACTACAGCTATTAATAATGCAGTTTCCGAAAAAGCTGATACTACGTATGTAAATGGACTACAGAGCAAATGGGGTTCATCTAGCAAATATGTACAGTCTACTGCTCCTACGGGTGGCGATAATGGTGATTTTTGGTTTAAGATTTAATATATGGCTCTATTAACATATAATCCAAATATCGTATACGAAATAAAAGCTTCTTCAGACTGCACTATTAGCTTCAATATGGTTGGTGCAGGTGGAGGGGGCGGTGGACGAGATACTTATATTGGATATGCTGGATATCCTGGACTTTTGACCAGTGGATCAATTCCTATTGCATCAGGACAATCAATTTTCTGTGCTATAGGTGGACCTGGATATGCCGGCGCTAGTTCTGCTAGAGGTACTGGTGGAGGATCTGGTGGATATTGTGTTGATGGGTATTCTGGAGGAACTGGAGGAAATGCCGGACCGTATGGAGTTTCCGGTGGTGGTGGTGGCGGCGGTGCTGCTAGTTTAATTTGGAAAAATGGTGTATACGGATATCAATCATTTGATAATATAATTGCAGTTTCTCCAGGTGGTCCTGGAGGTGGCGGTGGAGGTAATTATGACGCTGGATATGCAGGAGGTTCAGTTTCTTTAGTACCTCAAGTACTTAGGTATTACCCTATAGCTGCACAAAATGGTGCATATTGCGCATTCTTAAATACTTATGGG